GTCCGTGCAGGGCTCGGTCCTATTCCCCTGGGCCGTCACGCGCTCACCGGGGCACCACGATGTCTCGTTGGATAGTCCGGCGCGAGTCTTGTAGTCCTGTGTCACGAGCTTGTAGGCCGTCATTGCAGCGGCCTGAATCCGCAGCGCTCTTCGGCTGCGTCGTATGCATCGGCAATTTCCTTGTACCCCGCTGACCGCAAGAACCCAAGAATAGCGGTGTCGGCGAAAAGGTGGGCCGTCCACTTCCCAGCAAGCGGCAGGTTGGGGTCGAGGAGAATGTCGTTCAGTCTTGACACGGTCAACTGGACAAGCATGTCGTCGTGTGGAACCCTCATTTCCCCCTCCTTGCTTCCAGCGCCCCGACAACACGCTGGAAATCTTTCGCCAAGATCTCGGACACCGCACCGACCCCGGCCCAGCGCAAGAACTTCGCCCGATCCGCGCCGACCTCCGAGATCAGTGCGTCGAGGTCCGCCTGCTGGGACTCGGTAATGTACGCCGCTGCCACGTCACCCGGTATCGCGCCGTCTGGATCCGGATCGGCAGAGGTAATCCCCGTGACCTGGATCAGAGAGCAGCGCATCGCGTAGGTCAATGCCGCCTTGGTGCGCTGCGCTCCACTCATCCGGTCGGTCGACTCGAGCGGGCAGGTATGGGTCGCCGAAAACGAATGGCCACCCACATGAGACAGAGTGCAGGTGCAACGAATCTTTTCCGGGGTCTCTTCCGAATCCCATCGGTAGGAGAATCCGGCCTTGGCCAGAGGTCCTCGCAGGGTCTCGGCAATATCCTCCAGCGGGGCGTAGGAATACGAGAACGTCCCGCCCGACTTCGTTACGATCTTGGCCGTTTTTGTCTTCGCCGGCTGTGGGCAGGTCCGTTGAAACTCCGCGAATGCGGCCAGGGCTTCGGCCTCGGCGCGCTTGGCGTCCGCCCTCTCCTTGAGGGCAACAAGGCGTTCGAGGCCATCGACGCCAATCCCCTTTTCTACGGCAGTGCGGATCAGGGCCAGGGAATCATCCTGGCTTTCGATCGGAACCAGCTCACTCATTCTCTCTCCTCCTGTTTAGAAACTTGGCGACCGGATAAACCTCGCTGCTCGTGCAACGAGGGCACTTGGCGAGGGCCGGGCCAAGCAGAATGACTTCATCGCAGCTAACGCAAAGCCACGCGTCCGACAAATGGCCCCAAACAAACTGTTTCGGCCGTTGCTCCCTAAGCATAGTCAATGCTTGTCAGCAACATCTTGGCCGTAGCAATGATGGGCGCCGAGCTCGTGGAGTTCAGCGCGTCGTGGACGGCTGCGCGAGAACAGCCATGCGCCCGAGCCACGACCGCATAACTGATCTTCGCTTTCCGAAGCGCCGCCTTCACGGCAGCCACCTCCCTCTTTGTGATCTTGGTCGGCCTCGGCATGGCTCCTCCTTTTATCGTTCCGTTGTCAAGCCGACACTACGTTAGCTTGCCGATCGCGTCAAGCCTATTTTTGTGCTAGCGTTAAACGCTGAAAGGAGAAGCATTTATGGCCGCCAGACAGCCCCTGTTCCCCAACGTCCCGCTCAAACCCGAGGAGAAAATCACTGCACGCGGCGGCGATGATCTGGTTCTCGCCGGCCTGCTGAGTGGCCCCGGCGCAAAGTACGTCGACCATCGTTTCACGGACAAGGACGGCCGGCCGGTGGACGAAGAGAATCCGCGCACTTACGGCACGAACTTCGTCGCCAAGCCAATCGACAGATTCACCTTCCTTGACGCGCTTGAGGAGGCGATGGGAACGGACAGTTTCGTGGTGCGGGCAACGGAGTGGGACTCGCGAAGGCGCGGCCCCCTGGACCTGTACGGCTCGTGCCACGAAAACACGCAGTGGGTGGTGAAGGTGCTATTGGGCCGCGATCCATCGACCGGCAAGGAAGTGCCGCGCAACACTCTGCCGCCTCACGTCGTAATGGACAGACTTATCAAGGGCTTGCAGGAGGAGGGTGGTTCCGGTCTGAGTCTGGAGAAAGCGCCGGCAGTAGCAGGGCGACGGTAATGAAAGGACAACTCACCCTAGAAAAGCTGAGGGAAGCGAAGAAGATTTTGGACCAGGAGCCGGTGTCGGTTGCCCCGAGGTTCCTTGCCTACAAGGGCGAAGACGGGAGGATATATATCCTCCGTGCAGACGGATCCGTTGTCTTTGACGAGAACGGAGACCCTCTATCCGTGGACGAAAAGGTTTTAAGTTTCCCTGAGTCCCAAGTCTGACGGAGGGAGTATCTCGTAGGAGCCACCACGGCAGTCCTCGAAGCCGAAATTCTCGGGGTGGGGACCGGCGTCGCCCTGTTGGTGCTCGAAGCAACGGATCAGCATGGCGATGCCACGCTCGCGGCTCAGAGCCGCAGAAACGTGTGGGCGCCGATCCGAGCCGTTATCCGGTTTGGGTCGAACCATGATGGCAGCTTCTTGGCGACACGCATGACCGTCTTTTCGTTGAGGTAGTGGGTCGCGCCGAGGCTTGGGTCCGGAGCCGACTTCTCGTATGCGACCAGGGCGGCTTTGGCGCACTCAGCCCACGGGGTTCCGGTCGCCTCGGGAAGCCGCAGCCGGGTGGGGGAATCGGTATTCCAGCAGCTAAACTGCCACGGTTGGAAGATCGTGCGGCAGATGCTGGCCTTGCCCTGCCTCACTCGATTCATGATGACACAGGCGACGGCCAGCTTGCCCTCGTAGGGCTCCCCGGAGGCCTCTTGCCAGACCGTCCAGGCAAGGAGCTGGAGCTCGCTAGGTGGTTGAATCATCCTTGGGCTTGCTGCCGGTGGTAGCGTCCTTGGCCACCACTCCAAGCGCCACGTAGAGGAGCGAGATCACGAGACTCCACCATTCGCTTGGGGTCGAAGGCATCTTGTCGCCCACGGTCGCCAGGAAGTTGGCTACGGCGACCAGAACGCCGATCGTGGTGGTCCAACTATTGGCGAGCATGACTTTGAGAATGGGCATTAGTACCTCCTATCGGAAAAGGGCCTTGACCCCCTCGAAGAGGATCGTCATGAACCCGGCCGAGGCGGCTCCAGCCCCGACCGCTTTTGACTTCCACATCTGCAATCCAACGATTTGCTCCCGGACATTTTCAATCGCTTCTTGGACTCGCTCGAGGGCCCTGTCTTCCCTGGCTATGTGGTCTTTGAGCGCGGTGTCGACACGGCCTATCGCGTCAAGAACAAGTTGGAATTCCCTATCGGTAACCGCCGCCATCGGCACCCCCAAGGTGGGAGAAATTCCCCTACAGCATTGACCGTATCACAACAGTGTCAGCATATTGACGGTGTTTACCGGGCCATGCTTTCGACGGGAGGAAATACTTTTCTCTCCCTGGCCTTATCCACCTTCTGCCAGACCTTCCCAATCTGTTCCTCGTCGGTCAGCATGTCCTCGGCTCGCTGCCCGAGCTTCCTGAGCCACCTGTCGGCCAAGTCCGGGAACTCCGGGAGCGAGTCGGGGACTCTCCATCTATCCGATTTTTCAGCACGAAACTCTTTCCCGGTGGCCAGGATCATTTCCGCGCTGCTCTTGAAGACCCCATGAATTCCACGGATTGTCTTGTCCTGAGCCGCACGGGCTAACCCATTGAATTTCGGGGTCTTTATCAGGTCCCCGACGATCTCCCAGAAACCAACGAATTTCCCCGGCTTCAGGTCGACTGGGTCAAACCCCCATTCGACAAGCTTGTCGTTGATCGAATTGGTCGGGATCTTGAGGTCGCCACCGGCCAGCTTCTTCAGCCAGTAATGCTCCTGGTTGTCGAGGTTCACTCCATCCTCGGGCTTTGGGGCCCGCGACATCGGAGTAGGCGGACCGAAGACGGTGCGATCCGGCTGGGTAAGGTTGATCCTACGCTCCATGAGGAACTTCGACACGGGGTCGTTTTTCGGGTCCCGGAACTTCGTGACCATGAACGCTTCGGCCAAGCCTCCGGTGTCCGAATTGGCAACGTGCTCCCCGGCCAGGTTGACCTCGGGGAAAAGTAGCGAGGTCCGGGCGCCCGGGATCTTGGCGAAGAGTTGGTCCAGGAGGCCCATTGTGGCCCTCTCCATCGTGTCCGTACCTCGAGCGTACTGTCCTATCGCTGTTGGGATCGCCATGCCAAGGATGTTGCCAAGGACCTTCCGGCCGCTGCCCGACTGGCTCGGGTCGTCTGGATTCAGGGCCTTGAGCAGGGTTGACCACTGGGCGAAATAGGTCGGGTGAAGCAACACGTTTGCGATCGACATGGAGACAGCCATAACCGCCCCGGTCGCTTGGGCGCTGAAATCCTCACCCCACTCCTCGCGCCCGACGTTCTCGGTCACCATGAGTCGGCTCAGGTTGTAAAGGTCGGCTGAAAGCATCAGATGCTGGCCCAAAAGGCCCAGACGCGAGAGCTCGACGTAGGTCCCCTTGGTTGGGCCGGCCTCGGGATTGCCGATCTTGAGGCTGTATTCCGGTACCTCTTCCTTCGACTGGATCCTTGACGCCGGGTCCCTTCGCAGCGTCCTCGGGGTTATCACCCCGTTCATGGCCAGGTAGAATCCCGTGGCCCCCATCAGAGAGCCCAGCGCGAGGCGGGCGTAGGCGTTCTCCCGGACGGCCTTGTCGGGATGCTTGAGTTCCGAGGTCGTCTTGATCGCCAGGAAATTCAACCCCGGAACCGTGTCGAAGTAGGTCTTCATGACGTTTACCGGGGTGCGAAAGAACATCGTCATGAAATGCAGTGGCGCGACGGCCTTGATGGTCTCGTCCATCGGCTTCGACCACGATCCCAGCGGACTGGTGAACGTAGCGTAGTCGGCGAAGTCGGTGGCGAGTTTCTCTACTCGCGGATCGCCCTCGTGCATGTAGAGACGCAGATGGCTCTTGAACCACTGCGCCATGTCCTTGGCTCGCTTCGGGTCGGTAAGGAGACCCAGCCTGTTCTTCCCGCTCGCGGCCTCAACCTGCTGGACCGCCATGCGCCCAGCCTCGGACCACTGGACCATCCGCTTGTCGATCAGCTTCCAGAACATTTCCGTCGACTTCATGAACTCACCCGGGGCCTGCATGACCTTGCCGCCAAAGTTCAGGCCTGTCCTAAGGTAATCCAGCGCCCATCCAACGACAGACGCGGGATCGTCCTGGAGGATTTCTCGGTCGAGGCCCAATCGGATCTCCATGGGCGGCCGTACTGGGATCTCCCTGAGTGAGTTGATTGTCGTGCGGTCCAGGACGTTGGGCCGCCCACGCATGGCCAGAGAACTGAGGGCCCCAGCACCCATGCCAGCAGCCATGCCCGTGAAGGTGCCAATCGCCTGTTCCTTTATGGTGGCGTCTTCTGGCGTAGCGGCGAACCCTGCAGCGCCACCGATTGCCCCACCAGCGGACATCCGGGCGATGTTCCCCACGCGACCGGAGGAGACGACAGCCTCCGTGAAGCCGTGGACGGCGCCGATCATGGCGAGCGGCCCCTCGAGGATCATCCTTCGATGCTCGGCCGGGCGCAGGCCCACTCTGGCAGCCAGGCCAGCGGCCCCACCGACCAAAGCGCCAGTACCGGCGCCCAGCATGTCCTCGGAGTCATAAGCGCCGGCAGCGGCACCAGCGGCAGCGCCGAGCATTGTCTCCGGTCCGAAGCCCGCGACCGTCAGCTCAGCGACTTTCCACAAGGACATGATCGTCTGCGACAGGTAGTCGGCCTGGTTGCCCTGCACCGTGAAAAGCAAGGAGTTCAGGATCGCGTCCCAGATCACTCCCTTTATGTCCCGGTTGGGGTTCGTCAGCCAGCGCCGGATCAGGCCGGGGTGTGCCTGCTCGGGGATCTCCAGAATGGCCGCGCCCATAAGGTCGATGAGCTCCTTCGGCATCTCCATGGCATCGGCAAATTCTTTTTCTGCCGCGACCCGGTCCCGATAGAGCTGGCGCAGTGAAGCCGATGGAGTCTCCGCTTGCTTGACTACCTGTTCCTGTGGAGTCAGGTTTTTGATCGCGTTTTTGGTGCCCAGGAATGGTTCGAATTGGGCCTCGCCAGCCAGCTTCCCCAGGTCCTCCAGTGGGTTCCGTCCGACCTGCTCCTTTACGGCTGCGCGAAGGTTGAGCGGACCGCTTTCGGCTGCTTTGGCCACCTCTTCTTGTTGGGTCAGAGGGGGAGTAACCGCGCCCTTGGTCCCAGCAAATTGCTGCTCGACAGAAGCTTTGCCGGCGAGCTTCTCAAGCGCTTCCATTGCGTTGGGCTCAAGATCTCGCGCGATCTGTCGAAGGCTAATTGGACCGCTTTCGGCCGCCCGGACCACCTCTTCTTGTGAAGTGAGCGGCGGCGTGATCGCGTTTTCAGTACCAGCGAAGCGCTGTTCTAACTGGGTTTTGCCAACCAACCTTTCAAGGCCTTCCATCGGGTTGGGCCCAGCGGTCCGTTCGATGTATGAACCGATTTCGCCGCCAAATGTCGCCTGTTCACCAGGATTCCACCGAGCCAGTTCCTTGAATCGCTGGTTCAATTCGATCAGCTGGTCCGCCGTGAGAGGGTTGACGATTTCACGATTAAGCCAGCGCTCGATGAGTGCCTGGCGCACCGTCATGTCGGTCTCGATGTCAGCCTGCTTCCGCAGTGGGAGCGTCCAGGTAGTCGAGCCCAACTCTGTCCGGAGCTGCTGCCACGCCCTTCCCGCATGTCCCCATTCGGAGGCCCAATTCAGCCCGCGCTCTGTGATAAGGGCCATGACCCCTAGCTGATTCTGGATCTCCGGCCACAGGTTCGGCTCTCCGATCTTGTGGCGCTTGTAAAGGTCAACGAGTCTCGCCCGAGAGGCATTGACAACCGAAGTAAAGGCACGGATTTCCGTGCTATTGAGCATGCTCTGAGGGTTTACGCCCAGAAAATACTCCGGGCTCACTCCAAGAGCCTCCGCCAGTTCCTCGGCCACCTCGTCCGTTCTGGCTATCCGAGACTCTTCGCCGATACCCCTAGCGTCCATCACCGCTTTGAGGACCGCATCAAGGGCCCCAGGTTCGCGGACAGTCGCCCAGTTCAGCCTGACTATTTTGTCCCCTGCGGCGATGTCTCCGGCCAGAGACTCCATGACGGTCTCGGCCTGGCCCTGCGGGAAGGCTGTGCTGGCCGGGCCCGGGCGCCCTTTCAGGCGCCATTGAGTCGGGTCCAAGGCAGCAGCGGGGAAAACCGTAGCCACCTCGGGCTTACCCTGAATCTTCCGAATCTCGCCGGCCTGATCCCGCATGGCCTCGAGGATCCGCATGGCCGTCTTCTTCGGAATGAATGGCAGGGCAGCAGCGAGCGCGAGCTCGTGGTCCTCGGTCGTGTTGTAGCCGGTGTATGCCAGGAGGGCCGATGCGCCGATCCTCGTGGCCAGGAGGCCAGAGTCCCAGTCCTGGGCTCCCTCACGTAGGGCCCCGCCTGGGTCGATGGCCTCGAGCAGGGCGTTTCTGGTGCTCGCCGGCAGCTCGGCGACCGCCTCCTCGGCAATCTTGGCGATTCGCCCAGCGGTCCGTCGTACTCCTGGCCCCAGTGTTTCGACAGCCCCAGACGCCACGGAATCGACGATCTGGCGCAAACCGGGGGCCAGGCCCTGGTAGGCCTCGCGCCCCGCCCGGGAGACGAAAGCCGCCTCCGGAAGCCCGGACTGGGACCGGAAAACGGCACTCGCAGCCGAAGCAAGCGACCGGACGCGCTCGGACTGGGCTACCGCCTTGACGGCATCGGATCCGCCCGTCAGCGCCGCTTTGGTCAGATTTTTTGTGAGCGAAAAGAGGGACGGCAGGTCGGTCAGCGCGTATCCCACCGAGCCAGCAATCGAAAAGGCGGTACCAAGGCCATCGGCGGTATCCTTCTCGACCCCGACTTGCATGAACAGGTCCGCCACGGTGTTCTTGATGGTCGTCGAAGGAAGGGCGGCCAAGAGAACGTCCGCGATCTTGGCCGGCAGGTTTTTACCTGCGATCTGCTGGACAAAGCTCACCTCTTTGTCGCCCAGCAAACCGCTCACCTCGGCCACCGTCTCGTCAAATCCGCGCTGAATGGCGTTGATGACGCCCGGCGCTTCCTGTGCCGTCTTGGCCCGCTCTTCGCCTTTGGCTGCCTCGGCCTCCTGGGCCATCATTTGCGCGTCTTCTTCGGCTGGAGAAACAGGCTTCGGAGTGGCCTGCGGCGTGGCCGGCAGTATGCCAGCAACCTGCTTCGCCCCCTCCTGGACGACCCCCTTCCCGGCCTGCCCGAGGTCCAGCGGCGGGGTTCCAACCTCGGGCGCGAGCATTCGCTGGCCCACGTCGGCCACCTTGCTGAACACGGCCTCGCCGGCCTGCCTCAAGCCGGTCGGTGCTGCTGGCGGCTGAGCCTCAGGCTTCGTCCCGTACAGCCTCTGCTGTAGGGCAATGTTCTCCGCCTCCCGCTTGAAGCCCTCCAGCGCGGCGCGAAACTTGACGCGCTCTTCTGGGGTCATGGGTGGGAGCCCATCAGCCTCAAGGCGAGCATCCGCTTCGGCTATGCTCATCGGTGGTTGCCCCGAGCCGATGTACTTCTGCCGGGCCTCCTCTCTCAGCCTCCGCTCACCGATGTAGACCGTATCGACGCTCATTTCTTACCTTCCTTGCCAGGGGCCACGTTGGGCGGCACACCAGTCGGACGCTCCCGGATCTTGTTGATGGCGTCCCATCCGGACTGAATAAGGCTATCCACTGCTGACCCAGATGTCTCGGCCGGTCGAAGTGTCTTCTTCCCGTCTTGGTCTGTCCCGCTACCGGATTTTGGCGTCGCCTGACCGGCCGGCTTGACGGTCTCGGCCTTTTTGAAAATATTCGGGTACATATCCTGATACCGTCGGACGATGGCAGTGGCGATCTTCTCGGTTTCCAGGTGGCCAGCAGCACCACGGTTAGCGAGAGAGTCGCGTGTCGGGTATGTGTTGAGGATCATAATCAGGTACTCTTTGCGGGCACGGCCAAGAGCATCGGCCGCCTCGGAAGGAATCCCGCTTCCGGTCATGATTCGATCCATCTGGCCCGCCCCGATTGAACTCCCGAGCTGGGTGAGGATGAAAGACTCGCCAGTACGGAATGCGTCCGCGTCAGTGACTGAGTTCCTGGCGGCCTTGTCGTTCTTGTACTTGAGAGCCTCATGCTTTTGCCCCGGGCTCATCTTAAGTTTTGCGATCTCTTCTATCCCGAGACGCCCGCCAGACTCAAGACGGAAAAGCGTCTCCTCATAAACCCGGTTGTCGGCATCGGCCGGGTTATTGAGGTCCTTCAAGATTGCCATTTTGCTAGTATCAGTCGCCGGGTAGTCCCTGTAGTGTTGCAGCGCTTCCGCATGTAGCTTGTCCTTCGGTTCCCCCTCGTGCAGCCGACGGTATATCCGAGCCGCGAACTCGTCGGAGACCCGCTCGCGGTGCTTTATCGCAGCCGCTTCGATCTGAGCCGCCTGATTCAGCCTTTGGGTAGACGCCGCATCGGCGAGTCTCTGCGCCTTCTCGCGAAGGTTCGTTTTCTGGACCTCGTTCAGACCAACCCAAACCTTGGACACCCTGGCCTCCAGCATCTCCTTGACCATTGGATTTGCGTTGCCCTTGAAATAGGCGTGCAGCGACTCGGGGTTCTCTTCGACTATCCTGTCGATCCACGAATACACGGCCTTGTCGAGCTGGGCGACCTCTTCCTTGTACCGCGTATCGGTCATCAGCCGCTTTCCCATCAGATCGGCAGCCAGCCGAGTAGCACGGGCTTTGCCCCTAAGCGCCTCATCCGCATTCTCGGCGTTCTTGATTCCATCCTGCTCGGCGATGAGAATCGACGTGCCAACCGCCTGCATCTGGTCAATCTTCATCTGCCGCGACTCGGCATAGGCGTCGATCCGGACCTGTTTGGATAGCTTGCGAAACTGCTGCGCCGCCTTGTCCCGTGTAAGCGGATCGGCAATCGAGTAGATGTGCTCCGCCTTCAGGTCCTCGAGGTCCTGATTCCTGCGATCGAAATAGGTTTTGTAGTCCGGGTCCTCCAGGTGCTCCATACGCCGCCTGGCCAATTCCTCCTCAACGGTGCTCATGGCCTCGAGGACATCGACCTCGTTGGCGGCTTCCTTGATCTTCTTGTCGACCTCCATGTAATCCTGGAGCACGCGCCCAAGGGCCATGATCCCGCCAGTCTGGAGATTCGGAGCCGACCCGTAGGCCGGATCTCTGGTGGGCCCGGCTGGCTGGTTGGCAACGACACGCGGGATTTCCATTATTCGTTCACCCTCGGAATGTTCGAACTGTAGTTCTGCCTCTCGCTCATCCGATAGGACTGGTAGGCCTCCGTCGTCCGGAACTGCTGATTCTGGTGGTCCCCGGTGGCCCCGTACGTAAACACCTTCGCCACATCGGAAATGATCGCCGCGCCAAGGTTGATATAGGAGAACGTCCTGCCCGTATCGGCAGACCACTTCTCCAGGGCCGCCCTATTGCGTAGCGATGTCGCCTCGTACTCGCCCTTGTACATGATGTTTGCCCGGTTGGTGATGGCAGCATGCGTGTTGGAGAGCTCCATCGTCAGCGGAGATCCAGAATCCAGCGATACGCCAGCCCGGGCGTACTTGGCTCTGGCCATACCCATAGCAAAGCGGTCCTTTTGCCACTGCTGCCTGGCGGCGATGCCGGCCTGGGTGAGAGCCGATCCGGCCTCCCACTTGGCCATCTGGGCGTTGCGCTCCTTGACCTGGCCTTCCATCTCGGCCTGGATGATCCCCATGATCGCCCCGGTTGTGCTGCTCATTTGTCAGGCTCCAAAATGGTCATCATGTAGTGATCCCGTCCCCCAGGGCCCCACTTGCGCATGAGCGATTCGACCTCGAACCCAAGATGCCGGGCGAAGCGAATCCCAGCGGCGTATTCGGCGTCCACGTGGGCGTCAACCCGCTTCAGGCCATATGTTCGAATGATGCCGACGAGTTGCTGCATGGTGATCGCGTACATTTCCCTGACCCGATAGACGCGGTTCAGGAAGAACCAGCATGTCCCCAGCCCCTCCCACGGGATCATTACCCCTCCGGTCGCCACGAGGTCGCCGGCTTCGTCCAGCAAGACGAACGAAGGGCCAAGGGCAGCTTGCGTCTCGTAGCCAGGAGCGTGGTGGGAGCTGTAGATCTCAAGTTTCAGCATCAACCATCCTCGGCCTCGACCGCCAGGACCACGGCGGATACCGTCAGCGGAAACGGGTCGCTCTTGGTGATGGAGATGTCGCCATCGCGATCGAATCCATACTCCAGATTCCGCACCACCCCGGTGAACGGGTAGGTCTGGGTCGCCTCACCGTAGCCCACTATCTCGGAGTTGATCTTGACATCGCCGCGCGTGCAATGAAGCAGCAGGAAGAGCTCTTTCAGCGTGATGATTCGGCCCAGGCTCGGCCCGGTACGGGTTTCGACAACCGGCCGCATGAGGGTCAGCGTTTCTCCGTAGGAAAACCCGGCCTCGAGCGTCGTGTGGGTCGTGTCGACCGTAGCGACGCCATTCGTTACCGTCACCTGGTAAGCCGTCGTGCCGTCCCCGATCACATAGATCACCTCGCCGTTGAGGTGGGTCAGGCCACCGAGGCTATCCGATGCGATTCCGGAGTAGTAGGCCGCCGAGTCGAGGTTGAGCTGACCGTCGAAGACCTCGATGTATCGGTAGGTTCCCGAGTTCAGGACGCGCTTGACGCTCACCCACACCTCGTCGGAGGTGCCGCAGTTGTTGGCCATGACTCCGACCGACTCGAACATGCCATCGGTGTAGTCCTGGTCCGGGCCCGTGACGAAATCGGACCAGGCCCGGATGTCCTCCTCCGGTTTGTAGGCGCACACCACCATTGCGCCGTCGTTGCGCGTGGCAAGAAGGTAGGGGTCCTGGGACGAAAGATACGCCAGGTAGGTGAGCTGCTTGGTGCCGTTGAACAGGTTTTCGGCGATCAGGGACAAATCCCCGGATACGTAGCGATCCCGCTCCGCCGAGTAGTCCATCTCCCGGATCTTCTGGTCGCCTCGCTGTAGGTAGATCACGAAGTTTTCGGCCTGAATCGCGTCCACCGTGATCGACGAGCCAACCTTGCTCTGGTGCTTTGACTGGATGTTCGTGGGCGTGATAGGGTCGTCGTCCGCCCCGCCCTTGGCCACGTATTCCGAGCCGATCGTTCCGAGCACGAGCTTGCCCGTCGACACGGCCCAGCGGATCAGGTTGGCCTTGCCAGAGGCCACCAGGAACTTGATGGAATCGTCCGGGTTGGAGCCAACCCCGAAGTTTTCGTAATCGCCCGTAACGGACAGCCAGAACGCCTCGGGCTCGGTCGTCGAGCCGGCAAAGCCAAGCCTCTGGTCGTGGAAGAACACCACTCCCGGGTACCCACGGCTGGCCGACCAGGTGTCGCTTTCGAGCGTCCACAGCCCCGCCCCGATCTGCCAGGGGCCGGACTCGGTATCGCCGTCTTCCTCGGCGTTGAGGTTGGCCTGGGAAACATTCTCGAATGTCTTGAGGATCTGCACCAGCACCGTGGTCGCGTTGGTGTAGGAGTAGATCTTGGCGACCCCGTCCCGACCGATGATGTATTTCCCGACATCGGTTGATCGAAAGGCGTCCCAGTCCGTCCACTCCAGGGTGGGGAAGACATTCCCCGTGCGGGTCCCGCTCGCAACGGCTGACCGGACGGTCGCTCGAGTCCCAGGAGGGCCGGTCTTCTCCAGCACCAGACGAGCGTAGGGAGACAGGCCAATCGTTGCCGTCCCGCTCGTGAGCGAGGTACCAGAGAAGGCGGCTGTGATGTCGACGGTGGCTTGGGTCGTAGAGCTCACCGAGACGATGGTCGCGAAACCCGTCCCAACCGACAGGGTTCTGCCCGCGTCAGACTCCAGGAAAGGGGCATGCGCCCCGGCGAACGTGGCTGTCCGGGCAGTACCAACTCCTGAGGCGCTGAGCGTCAGGGTGTCCGTCCCGCTGAGCGTGTAGGAGTTGCCGGCTTCGTAGGTCGGCGGTGGGACGAAGGTCACGTCGGCGAGCTGGAAGGACGTGGAGGTTACCCGCGTCAGTTTCGCCGGAGCATGGGCCGTGTGGGCTATATACATCACGTCGTTTTGCTGGGCGAACCTGAGCGACGGCAACTCAGATTCTGTGTAGGTAGTCGTCACCTCAACCGGGGTGCCAGTGATTGTCCAAAGTCCGGAACCAAGCGACACTCCGGAAAACGCGGCGAGGATATCGACGACGGCAGTGGTGGTGTTGGTCACCGTCCGGATGCGGGCCCGGCCAGCGCCAAGCGTGATCTCGCGCTCCTGGTCGATGGCCGTGCTCGTGAAGTATGCGCTCCCTGCGGTGACGTTGATCCCGTAGCCGGTCACGGCATCGAGCGTCAAGACGATGGCCGGGGTGCTCGAGGCCGCCCGGAGAAGGGCCCGGTTGTAGTGAAACCGGATGTAGAGGTCGCCGATCTCCATCATGTACGAAACAGAGGTCGAGTATTCGAACGGGACCATACGGCACTTCTTGTTCTGGAACTTGGCCTTGGCGACGTAGAACAGGCCGGCCCGCTTGGCGGCGCCCCCCTGGGGCTGGACGACCATGTTCCTGATGCATCGGGCGCCCCGGTTGTACTTCTTGAGATCGGTGCGCCCGTCGAGTTTTCGGCTGAGCGTTCCAGCCGAAAAGTCGTTCTGTATAGAGTGAAGGCTCACCCTAGTACCTCACGTCGATCAGCGTGTTCGACTCGAACTCCTCCGGGGTGGCCTCCTGGTCCGTGGCCGTCCGAGCCTCCTGGAGAATCTCTCGGTAAAGCCGCCACATGGCATCCGCCCGTTCCTGCCCCTTGGCCAGTGGAACGGCTATCACGGCGGCAAGGTGGGCCGTGAAGGCGTCGATCAGCAACGGCCCGAAACTGGTAGTGGCCAAATCGGTGATGTACTCGACCTCGAGCTCGTCGGTGTTCGTGAAGAGGTAGGAGCCGACGCGGGCGTACTTGGCCTCGAGTCTCCCGAAGCTGGTGCTGCTGTCGGACTCCTCGTTGATCCGCCAGACTTTCAGCATGCCGGTCGGGCGGGCGATCATGAAGTCCCAGTCAAAAGCCGGCTCGGGAGTGTAGAGTCTCCACGATCCGGTGGCGATAGCCGAGGTATCGGCAAAGGCCTCGTCAATCGTAGCCGTTACGATTGCGGTACTGGTGAAGCCCGTGATGGTGGCCTTTCCGGCCACGCCGTCGCCCCAGATCCTCCAGCCGTCCGTTGCGTGGGCGGCAAGAAACGGAGTCCCCGAGGCGGTGAAGGTGACGCCGGTAGTATCAACCACTGTAGCGCCAGCCCCTGGGGTTACCGTGCCCGATGGCTCCGTGTAGGCATACAGGATGTCGTAGACCAGAGCCTCCTTCCACGGATGAGCTTGGAGCGTAGACTCTTTGGTCTGTTCGAAGAAGCGATTGGCCAGGATCGCCCGCCGGGTCGTATCGCCAAGCGCCGAAATCGAATCTTCTCCCAGCCTAGCCAGGGCCATGTTCGCAAGGTCCACGTCAGCCATTCAGTCCTCCTAGCAGCTTTGACGGCCGAGCGAGTGGCCGCACGCGGTCAATCCAGTAGGAAAGCACGATACAGTCGGTGTATACACCTGTGGGATCCATGTTGGCGTTGGTATCGGGCATGACTGTGGGCACGATTCCGGCCCCAGTGATGGGCCACATTCTGACAGTCCAGTTGGAATAGGCGGCAGATCCTCCACGAATACCGCCACGTCCATTTCGTCGAAGGCGAATACGTCGAACCCGACACTGCTGTTGCCGAATTCAATGGACGTTACGCCCAATTCTCCCGGGTCCAATTTGAACCCGTAATAGAGGACTGCGCCGCCCCATACAGTGAAAGGAGGTGGGCCCGGATGGAACGAATGAGGGACTGTTAGGATAGTGGTCGACAAATCCGTGTGCGTCAGCGTCAACGTTAATCGACCATTGAAGTCCCCTACGTCTACCGCCTTGAACCCGAATGCGCTGATGGGTGTGTCGAAGTCAATACTGAAGTCGTTGCGAGAATCCCAGAATTTGTCCCCGTGCGTGGGATAACGACCGCTACCGTTGGTAGATGGAGAGAAGACCTCATCGACGAAGCCGCCGCCCTGAAGGGTCGCGGTAAGAGATCCGAATGTTATGTCAAGCGGTGCCGGCGTGTCGTCCGCGATGCCCTCGAACGACTCCGTCCCGAGAGAGACGATCGCCGCCAGGAACTCCGTTTGCTTCGCGTCGGAGTTAGGGTGGGCTATGCGTGTGGCTTCGCCAGCCCCGGGCCAATCCTCAGCGAAGTAGGTTGTCGGCATTTGAACGGGGGAGCCGGAGCTCCCCCGCCTCCTTGGTTAGTTGGCAGTGCCGCCAGAGTAGACGATGCAGCCCTCGAGGATGTCGCTGGTGTCAACGTCTCCACCAGCCACGGTGACAGTGATGTCGATCCCGCTCTGAGAGTTGAGAGACAGGATCACTCGGTCCCCGGCATTCGTGCCGCTACCTCCTGCGAAAACACCAGGGGTCGAGGAGATGTCCTTTCCGTCAAGGATTTCATCTCCGGCAGCGTTGACGGCGGTTCCAGTTTCGTCGGTATGGGCAGCATAGCCCACGTCCAGGGTCGCACTCGCTCCAGCGTCGGAGCAGAAGAAGGAACACAGTCCCGGGAAGATGGATAGCGACCCGGCCGGCAGGGTCACGACTGCTGTGGCCGCCACCGTTCCGCTGCCTGCCGCAGTGCACTTGAAGTACGCAAAACGCAGCCCGCCCAGATACTGCGGAGCGAGCTTCTCCTGTACAAGGTCGACGCTTTGCTGAGTTTTTCCAACGTTGACGGTGTAAGTCGTTGCAGCCATTGGTTGTTGGCCTCCTTATGCGTATCTGCTCAAGCGATACGTCTTGAGAGATAGCCAAGCAGTTACACACGCTTTGATTTGTTCCTTTCGACGCGGCGACATAAGAGTGAAAAGCGTGTACATCACTCCCATGGCTGTCCGGCCGCTAAGTTGCCAGCGATAGTAAGTCTTCACCTTGATAGTTCTTTGAGGCCCGGAGAAACCGTTGGGCCAGGAGCCTTTTTCTTAGTTCTTTTAGGCACTTACACTGATCTCCACTATTTTCTCGTCTTCGATCCGGGTGGCGCCAAACGTTGCGTAGCACGCGACCTGCGTCGCATGGCTCTTGCCAGGCATCTCGTCGATCTTGGAGGTGATGTCCATCCCGACGTTGAAGCCCATGGAATCCCGCAGCCAGGCCATGACCGCCTTGCTGGAAGCGTCCGTTGAGGTCACGATTCGGTTCGAGACAATGAAGTTGAAGCCGACGAAGGTGTTGACCTTGCCGTCGACAAGAGCCTTCACCGTGTTGTAGTCGGCGCTCTTTACCTCGGTGGTGTTGAGGAGAGTTGTGATGTCCTTCGGCCGGCAGACGATCCACCGCTCGGCGTCTGGATCCACTTCGTTGCCGTCGAGAACCTCCTTGGCCGAAAGCAGCTTGGCCAGGGTGAGGCCGGAACCCGCGACGGCGACCTTCTGGCCAGAGGGGAAAGCCGAAGTCGTGGTGCCATCAACTCCCGTGTAAGCGGTGCCGTTCATGGCCGACAGGATCTCGTCGTCCATCGCCCGGCCCATTGCCCACGCGGCATTGGTGGCGTACTCGGAGGTCGGATCAATCAGCATCCTGACCTTGTCCTGCTTGTCGATCAGGTCAGCCCACTCGTAGTCGACCATGGTCAGCCGCCTGCGTGTGTGCTGGCTGTTCACCAGTGTGGTGTCACCGTGGCGAACGGTTTTGCGGACGGCCGCCGTCTTGGCCAGGCGCTCGAAGAAGTACTGCTCCGCCTGGACGTTCTCGGCTCGCACCTTGTCCCGCAGCCGGGAGCCCATCTGCTGGGCCAGCATGATGACGTTCGCGCCATATGCCCTTACTCGTGCTTGGGTGATTGTGTCAGACATTGGATCCCCACTCGTCTATGACCGTTGCTTGCCATGACGGCGGATTGCCCGACACCGGATCCGGCCTCGGCCCTTACGCGGGCCTCTGACGGCTGGTTTCCCAGCGGCCCGTAGGATCCCTGAGGATTGCCCTACACTGGCTAGGCTATGACCTCCTGAGCCAGTCTGTCAATAATGCCATTGGGGTGGAGTTACCCGGCCGGGAGTACCGGGTCTGCATAGGTGGGAGGAGGCGCTTTTATGCAGTACCCTGACCCCCAATGGCAAGACGCTACTTCGGCCTTTTGCTGATATGGATCAGCTGCTCCTCGAGGGCCACGCTCCGATCGACGGCTGCCTGGTGCCCCGGGTGGGTCTTGTTCCACAGAGGCCCGGACCGATCTGCCCGCAGCGCGTTCAGCTGGGACTGAATGTCCTCCACATTCGCCGGCTCTCCGCGTACATAGCCAGCATCGTTGAGATCCGCGCCGAGCCGAGCCAGCCCCTTCAGGAAGGAAACGCTGTTGCCCAGGGGATTGCGGCTAAGCTCAGAAATGCCGTCGGCGCCAAAGTATTCTTCGAGGGCCGCCATGGCAAATCCCCAGTTTCGCTTGAATCCAGACCCCCACTCGCTCTTGAGCTGGCTTTCGGCCTGCTTGGCGCCGTCGTTCAGGGCTTGCGCCCCCTTCTCGACGAGCTCGACGTGGAGATTGATCATCTCTTGTGCCTGCTTTGGAGTGAGCCCGGCCTTGAGAAACCGATCTCGGGCTTGGCCCTCGACCTCCTTGCTCCAGCCGTCCTCCTCGGCCGGAGTCTTCAGCTCGTAGCCGTCGGCTTTCTCGGGCACTCCGAGCTTGGAGAGGAAGGCTCGGATTTCCTCAGGCTTCGCATTCTCTCCAGGGACGGAGACGGCCGAGCCGAGCCGTTTTTCGAGCTCCAGATAAGACTTGGCGACGGCCTTGGGGTCCTTGAATCGGGAGAGTTTCTGTATCTCCTCAATTGATAGACCTTCGCGCCAGTCCCCGGTGGGCACGCCTTGCTCAGGAGAGGCTTGTCCCTCTCCAGAAGGCGCAGCAGCCTTCGGATCAGCTCCTTCCTGAACAGGTCCCGCATTTGCTGTTTCTCCACCAGCGCTCGCCATTGATCCGATCAAACTTTCGGCCATTTCTCCTCCAGAAGGTGGACAATCCTGTCCACCACGTCATACCCTCCGCACCGAAAATCGGTCAGCCTCCGGTTGGGCCCGAACGGCTGCCGGTAATAGGTGGCCTTCAGGTCCTCGAGGACGATCTTGCCCTCGTCGGAGCCGAAGACAAACTTGTAAGCCCCTATAATCCTTAGCTCTTCCTTGCTAAGCCGCTGCTGGCGCCGCTGTGCCATTCTGCCCCATTGCCTTCATGGCCGGCGCTGCCTGGCCGGCCGCCTGCGCCATTTCCATCATGCGGACCCGGTCCGCCTCCTGGGCCTGCGCCTGAGCCCTAGCCTGCCTGGTTTGCTTCACCTTCCTCTGGTCCAGGAGGATTCCGGACGGTGTCCCGGCAGCCTCGAAGATCTCCCGGACCAAGGCATCCCCGTCTATCACGTCGATTGCATCCGGCTTCGCCTGCAGCACGGGCACCGAGATTGCCCACGCCCGGTTGATGGATTGAAGGCTCGAGGCTCTCTGGGCCCTCTCCAGCGGGCCCTCGTAGACCACGTCCATATGCGGTAGCTGCCTCGAGCCCTCGTAGGCAGCGATGAAGCTTTCCGGGGGCTCAGGAAGGGCTTTCCTCTTGGCCATCATTCGGAAAGCCCGCTCGACCATCGGCTTGTGGAGCTCGTGCTTCAGCCGGCCGAGGGTAGGGCCAAGAAGCTGCTGCATCAGCTCGTAGCGCTTCTCGGTCTCCGTGGCCGTCATGTAGGTGTTCTGGCTGCCTGGCGACGGTCCCCCGCCCGGAAGCTGGAACTGGTCCGTGAAGAAGCACCGCTTGATCTTGGTCTCCAGCCGCTCCACCCGGATCTGGGTTGGCTGGTAGGGCGCCCGGTCGCGCTCGAAGGTGGGCCTTACGGCGTCCATGTCCCGAACGATGTTGACCGCTCCGGCTCCGGTCTTGACCCTACCGATGACCCCTCGGTCCTTGACGTTCATGGGCGGGTCCAGGGACTTGGCCCAGTGCTTGAAGTCCATCTCGATCGCCCTGTTCAGCGTCCGCACCGAAGGGTAGGCCAGAAGCCCGGGCCCCCGGCCGTAGATCTCGCCGGCTTGCTTGGCCCAGCGTGGAACCATGAAGGGGAAGTCGTCGTATCCCCCTTCCTCGAGGACCACCTTCTCGGCCTTCAGGAAATAGTAGTTCTCGTACTGTTTCTCTTTCTGTGGCCGACGGCCTTCCCGATCGTCCTCATCGTAGTCATGGCGCGGGCTGACGCAATGCGCCACATCAACCATGCGAAAAGGATCATTACGAATGATGCTCTCAAAAGAGGTCCGGGCCTGGACGACACCATCCCCCTCCCATTGCGCCATTGGCCACCGATCGACGATCGCCCTGGCGGACAGGCGGAACTCCCGGTGCAGGCAGTCGACCATACCCTCCGCGTCCTCGTCGACGGCAAAGCTACCAAGGGCCAGGGTCTCGAACCGGAAGCCGGAGAACTCCCGGAAGGACGGGGTCTTTTCCTCCATGAGGAGGGACGTAATACCGAACACCACCTCATCTAGGTAGCCCTCCTGGATCTGTTCGCTCAAGTTACTGTTTTGAAAGGCGGAATAGATCGCGTCCGCGCAATCCTCCAGCCACTTCTGCCACTCCTGCTCAATCCGGAGAGCCTTGTCCCGGAGGGTCAGGCCGAACCACTTCGCCGACGGGCTGGTCAGGTTTCCCTGCATGGTGGCGGCCAGATCGGCGGCAGCCTGTGGGCCGGTCTCGTCGAACATCTTGTCCGTCTGCTTCCTGGGCCCCCAGGTGTTGGTCCGATGCACGTCTGCCTTGCGGGGAATCAGGTAATCGGCAAGGTCCTGCCAGATCGGACGCCACAGCAGCATCCGCTCCCACAGCTTGTCGTGCCGCCTGACCAGCTCCTTGATGTCCGACATTTATCCCCCCAAGGTCGTGTTCTGGCCCATGGTATTGCCACTACCGGAGCCAGAAGGCTGGAATGCCCCGGCTACCATTGTGGCCCCATACCCTCGAGCCTTCCGCTTCTGAAGGAGCATCTCGTTGACCTCTTTGTTAGCCTCCTCCATCTTCGGGACTGGAGGCCTCTTTGGTTCCGGTGGGCTCGACATTGCTACCTCCTGACCTGCGAGAATGGATCAAAGTCGATCTCTACCTCTACTATACGAGAGTCGCCGGCATCTATGATCTTGCCGTGCTTCTCGTAGTCCATAGGGTCGAAGTCGGAGTCCGCATACTCCTGTAGTGGGCGTCTGGCGAACCGCGAGAACCCACGATCGTCGAATGCTATGACGCCATTGCGTACCATGTCGCAGCCGTGACTGTACTGGTCGTGTACTGGCTCCTTCGAATACTCTTGCAGGTCCTCGTCGAATTTTCTCCGGTAGTTCCGGAGACAGTCCAGTAACCGACTCGTCAATGGCTCATGGAACGTGAAGCGGTGGAACTTCTCGCGCACCGCTTGAATGCCTTCCTGAAGGGGCAGCTTTGGCGCGGCGATGAAGTGAAGCCCGTGGAGAGCCGCCGTTTCCTTGCGAGTCAGCTCGGAGTATTCCTTGACGTTGATGTCGAACGGCGCCACCTGCATCTCGGTGTAGGCATACCCCCTGGCCCGTAACTCGGCTGCGAACCACGGGAAGCCCTTGCCCCGCTCCTCCATGTAGTCGATGAACCTGAGTTCCGTGTTGATCTGTTGGATAAACCCCACGGCCATCGCATCGTCGAGTCCAAGGTCCCACCACGTCTCGACAGGAAACCTTGGGTCGTATGGATACCGGCCGATGCGATTCTCTTCCTCAGCCTTCTTGAGTTGCTGGGTATAGAAAGCCCCCTGCATGGAGCCACGGAAACTGCAAAAGTACTCCTGTTGGATAAGTTCCTCGTCGACGCCGCGCCGCCGCAACCCGTCTATCTGTTCGCTCGAGATCAGCGGGTTTCCGTATTCGTCTCTGGTGTCGTCGATGGTCAGAAGGGACGTGAACCAGCTATCTTCCTGGCTGGCGTAGTCCCAGAGATCCCACGCGTGGTTTTTCCCGCGCGGGGTGAAAATGAAGGCAGCCCATCCCCCGTTTTCCAGCAGGATCGGCTCGATCATCTCCCACGCGCTACGCCGCTGGAGAGAGTACTCGGAGAAGACGCAGCCTATCGGGTTGGTCCCGACGATGCGGTCAATCTTGTCGGTGCCCACGAGCTGGAATAGCGACCCATTCTTGAGGTGGACCTGCATCTCGGTCTCGTCAATCCTCTCGACGAGCCCCTCCGGGAAGTGATCGCGAAACCGGAAGCCGTCCTTCCCCATGCCGTCCCAGATGATCTTCTTGGCCTGGTTGTATGTGGGCAGCAGGTAGTAGTAGACGCCCTTACGCTGCCACATCGAATGGATCATGATGTTGAGCCAGGTCTTGTCTTTGCCCGACCGGCGATGCCAGACCATGGCGAAGCGCTTCTTCCCGGCCGCATACGCCTGCCACACCGGAAGCTGGTAAGCCCGAGGCGTGTAGCAGTAGGGAAGCTGGACCTTGCTCATTTCTTCTTGTGCTTCCTCATCATGTGACCGATGGCCGACTGGCCCTTGCGGTCCCTGGCGAACTCCTCCGCCGTGTGCGTGGCGCCAGTCTTCATGTTCTTGGCCTCGACCACGGTGTTGCCCTTGAAGGCGAGCCTCTCGTATCCACCTCCCTTGAGGGGCTTCATGCGGTAACGGATTCCCTTACCGAGTGGCATATTCTCACCTGATCTGTAACGACAGGTTGATATTCCAGAAGAAGTGGTGAGTGTAGGGATAGGTCGCCGGCGAGAGTGGGTTGACTGGATTCTGCGTCCCATCCGTCGTCCGCCAGGCGAGCTCGAAGGTTCGCCGCCCGTCTGCGTGCTGCTTGACCGGGACCACGACGAGGCATGGCCCCCTAACACCGTCCACGGTCTGGCCAAGGAACACCTGGCATGAATATGCCGCCATCTGATCCTGGCCCCCGATGACCCGCTCGGATGCGGCGGTCAAGGTCAGGCTCCGGATCTTCCATCCAGACTTTGGCAGGGTGGTTCCGTCCAGCCGCAGCGTGGGCTGGATGATTCCGCCGATCCCGCTCAGCACCAACCACCTGGTCCCAGCCGGGATTCGATTCGTTACGTCGATGGTGTGCCACATGTTTGGCGGCCAGATCCCGGTGTTGTACTGGTCGGCCGTGGACACGTAGAAGATATTCTCCTTGTCGATTGCAGCAGGTCCGATCACCTCGGCGGATGCCGACGCCGCCCAACACAGGATGGCCAATGAGCATGCCAGTAGCTTCATGCTGCCTGCTCCCTCTCGTTCCGGATGTCCTGAGCGTTGCCCAGAGCATTCCGGATCTCGATCACGGTGGTCGCGACCGCAACGGGTAGCTGGAGATTGCTGCTCTCCGAAAAGAGTTGAGTTAGTAGTTCCCGGGCTGGGCCGGACAAGTTCACGGTGTAATACACACTAGGCTCCTTGAATTGTTCCCTGGGCATACCCGTCCTGAATAGCACGGGAAAGGAGACGACGCTTCAACGTGCCTCCACCGGGAGACGGGTTGAGCAAGTCGGCGATTACCGCGCGGCCTGCTGGTTGATTTCGACCGAACGGAGGCGGAGTAGGGTAGTCGATGTCCATGGCGTCCCCGTCGTCGGCGACCAGAATTACGCGGACGGCATCCAGAACGAAGTCGATGGAAACCCGGCCAACCTCCCACTTCGTCTTCGTCTTGATCACTGGTTGCGGTAACTCGATTCTCTCTGCCATGGCTCACCTATGCGGCGGACGACCACCACACCTTCCCGTATTCGATGTACACCTCGTTGGAGGCTCCGCCCTGGCCCGTTAACACGAGGTTGACCGCTCCGGATAGCGTTTCTCCGGCCGTGCCATAAGCGGCGAACAGAAACAGCGTCATGACCCCCGTGTGCAAGGTAGCGCTGCATTTCTGAACCGTGGCGCCGGTTCGCACGATGGAACCACGTATCACGAACCCCGTGGACAAAGCCGGGTTCTGGGCTGAACTGTTGTAGAAGGTGGTCGCGCCCCACTTCACCCTCAGCGTCTTGCTGTTCGCGCTGCTAAGTATCTGGCCAACATACTCGAAGTGAAGCGTGTCCCCGTCAGTAGCGAGAGTAGACGCCGCTATGGACGCGCTCCAGAGGGTAGTCTCCGTCGTGGAGCTGTTGGCCGTCGAGGTGTGGTACGCGGCAATAGTGCCGCCTGCCTTGGCTGGAGTCGTGCTCGATCCGGACTTCACTTGCAACTTGCCGTTGCCGGAAGGAACGATACCAAATCCTGTTTTGCCGTTGAAGTAATTTAGCGGGGTATCTTCACTTTGGTAGATTCCGTAGACGTTAGTTTGGGTTCCCCCAGTGGCAATAAGGCTCGCCAGGTAGATGCCGTAGGTATTTGTTATGGTAGCCCCGGCAATGTTTGTGGCCAGAGATAAAACAATCCCGGCAAGGTTTGTGATGATGCCACCAGTACCGGCCGCTAAGCCGTTATATACCACGACTTCAAACCCACGCACGTTAGAAATGTTCGTTCCTGTTCCAAAGTTTGCGATAGTCGTTCGAGATCCTGTAACGTTCGTAGCCGTCGCAGTATTATTGAGTGCAATTGACGCGTCCACACCAAAGACATTCGAAACCAATCCCGGAGAAACACCTTGGATATAATTGTTAAACACACAGGCTGTGAGTTGGCCCAATGTCTTGTTGCTGTTGTATTGATTCTGCAACTGTAGTGTATTTCCCAAACGTGACGGACTGTCTGCCGTTAACGCTGTTACCGTACTTACAAAAATTCCGTAGACATCGCTTGCGGGGTCGGTAAAGTTCTCAGTGCAAACCAAGGTGCTGTTCAGCCGGATATTCCCAGGGCTGTCCCCGAAATAACCCTTACCCGTGACCTTCAGGTTCAACGATCCGTTGGGGAATCCCGTGTCCCATCCGATTGCGATCTTCTCGGTCCCACTGGAGTTGAGGACGGACACCACGGCGGCAGATGGTGTGACTCCGGGGGACTTTGCACGAATGACCGGGATTGAGGTAGACGAGCCGACAGCGTCAAGAACAGAACCGGGGGAGGCAGTCCCCAGCCCAAGCCGGTTATTGGTGTCGTCCCAGAAGAAGTTGGCGTTGTCTTGGGACAGGATAGGGCCGGAGCCGACGAACAGGACGGAGCCGGTTGTGCCGGATAGGACAGCCCCGCCGATCTGGGTCCCGCCTGGAACGTGGAGAGTGAACGCGTTCACTCAGGCCAGCTCCATCCAAGAGATAGTCTGGCTACCAGAGGCGGTGATTCCGTAGACGGCCGCCGTTGTCGGGATGGAGATTGCTGCTCCCTTTATGCCAGGGAGAAGCACACCAGTTGAGCTTGTAACCCCCGTCGTCCCCAAGTACACATCTACCGTCCCGTGCTGGACAATCAAAAGACCCAAGCGCCCACTATACGCCGATGCAATCAACACTTGGGTTGTTCCGATTGATGCCTGACCCCCACCTGAGATCGTCGTGCTTCGAAGTTCCCGCACAGGAAGGGGTACCCCGGCTCCGTTCAGATCGTCAGCCAAGGTGTCAGCCACGCGAACCCTGAGTTGCCTGTCCGCGTCGATCCGGAGATGGGCGAATCGGTTCTCCGTGACAGCCGTCGTGGAAGTGTCGTCGAACTGAGCGGCGATCGCTCCGACTGGGAGCCCTGTTCCCGTTGTGTTCAGACCAGCGGCGGCTTCAAGCGCTCGAGCCCAGTCCGTCCCATCCCAGACCGCCGAGTGGGCAGCCACCGCTGGCGCTGTCGGGTTGGCCATCGTATCGCTCATGGCAGCAGCGGCCGGGAGCTCACTGTCCACCGTCACGGTGTTAGTGATGCTCGTCAGGGTGTTGACGGTCTGGACGGTGTTGAGCTGACCGAAGCCGACGTATACGCCGCTGACGTTGTACGACGCTCGCCAAGAGAGATTGGCCGTGCCGCTCGTGCGAGTGAACGTGACTCTGAGCTGGCGGAAGCTAGCGGCGGTGAATCGGAAGATGTTGTCGTTCAGGGACTCGTTGATAGTGGTGTGGGCAGTACCGACGCCAGCACGTACGGCATAGATGGGATCCCATAGAGTCGCATCTACCGAGCACTCGAAGGAGAGGGTGCCTACCCAAGTTCCGGAGATTCGCACGGACACAGCGGAGATGCCGTTACCGATCGTCAGCGTGTCGGTCAGAGTTCCAGTGGTGAGCGCGGCGTTCTGGGTGATGTCGTTGGGATAACTGGCAGTAACGGTTCCATCAACCGTGAGACTTCCACCGTTGTCGCTGACGGGCATTGGGTTCGCCGAGCCAACGAGGAGACCACCCCCAGAGGCGGCCAGGACCAACCCGACCACCGCACGGGTGTCAGTCCCGGCGCCTGTGTCGAGGTCAGCCGTGGTCAGTTCAGTGTCGACAAGAAACGACCCAGTCGCGTTTGCCGGCAGTGTGTAGATGATCCCGTGGCCCCAGGCGCTCGTGCCCGTCATCGTGACGGCCATCGTCCCGGAGGTGATCTGGACCGATACGTAGACACGTAACGTTTTGAACGCAGAGACGTTGAAGGAATAGACCTTGTCGAGACTACCGCCCGGATGCGTGTTGTTGGTCGTCGAGCCGGAGCGAAGAGTGAGATCGATCGGCGTTTGCCCTTCGAAGTTCGTCCCGTCGATGGAAACCTGGAACGAGAGCTCGCCGCCAACCACCGTAGTCTCGTTGACGAAGATGATGGCGCTGGCCATCTGCTCAACGTCAAGGTCAAGCGCGGTCAGAAGAGCAGTCGCGTTGGTCCAAGAAGCCGACTGAATGTCGGCTATCTCAGGAGTGAATGTGCCTCGTACCACCCCGCCGATGCGGGTCATCGGGTTGTCTATGAAGTGCTGCCGCCTCCC